ACCATGGGCACAGTCACAAGCGTGACGGCTGGAACCGGCCTTTCTGGTGGCCCAATCACATCAACGGGATCTTTGGCTGTTGTGTATGGAACAACAGCAGGCACAGCCGCTCAAGGAAATGACGCTAGGTTTGGCACCATTCCAGAAGCAAGTACGCTGAACCCATCTCCAGATTCCAACTCTCCGGTTATCGGAACCAGCACAGATTTTGCGCGAGCAGATCATTCGCATCCAAAAGCAGTCACCAGCATTACCGGTGACGTTGTTGGATCTGGGGCTGAGACAATCACCGCTTCGCTTGTTTCAATTACCTCTGCTCAGACAAATGTTGGTGGAATCAATCAGATTCCCCAGATCAGTGTTGATGCCAAAGGCCGTGTGACAAGCTTGACGGCAATTGCAAATCCCCAAACTGCAATCACCTCTTTGACAGGTGATGTTATTGCCACTGGACCTGGGGCCGTGTCTGCGCAGTTGTCTGCCTCTGGAGTTGCTGCTGGAACTTACGGCTATGGATCCACTGGCAAAGTTGGATCAATCACAGTTGATGCAAAAGGGCGGATTGGATCTGCAAGTGAATCGACTATCGTGCTTCCAGTGGAAAAGGAATCCAGCACAAATGTTGCGGTTGGATACGGATTAAAGACTTTTGCGTTTTCAAACAACACAGGAGTCAATCCATACTTTTCTACTCAACCTGTTACAATAACAGCAACAAACGGGCAGAGGTGGATGTCTGGATTTGTTGTTGGTTCGTCAGCATCTTCTGTACAGGTTAATGTTACCTCCTGTTTTCCAACTGGTGAAGTCTCATTTAACTCTTGGAGAATTAGGCCAGGTTTAAATTTGCCAATTGATCTTGTGGGGGCAACTGCCGGCCAAGTATTGGCGTTTGATGGCATTGGAAGATTGATTCCAAGCTCTGGTGGCAGCGCAAACGCAACTGCCATTCAAGGCCGGCCTGTTTCGGGGAATGCTCCTGACACTGGGAATGCCTTGGTTTGGAGCGGCTCAGAATGGCAGCCCTCTGTGGTTTCTGGAGGCGGAACTTCCACAATTTGGAACTCTACTACCACTTACGAGCCTGGGCAGATTGTAACCACCTCAAGCTCAGATCCGGCTTGGGTTTGCGTTATTCAAAACACAGATAGCCAGCCCAATATTTCAAACTCATTTTGGAGTCCAATTGTAGCAAACGCATTTCAGCTTCAGGGCTACGATGTAAGCTCAAACATTCCAAGTGACGGAGATGCACTTGTTTGGGATGACTCTTTGCAGCAGTGGAAGCCAACTGCTGGAGGAGCAGGGGCAGACGCAACATCTATACGGGGAACTGAAGTAACCACAACGGCTCCAACCACTGGGCAGAGCTTGGTTTACGATGGAGCTAATTATGCTCCAAGCCTAGCGGATGCAGGCAAACTTCAAGGCACTGAAATTCTATCTGGGATTACTCCGGCAGAGTCTCAGGTGCTTACTTGGGGGCTTAAAGATCCGATAAATCCTTCATCCGGATATGCATGGAGGCCCAGCGGGGCAAACGCTGTTGAATTGCAGGGGGATCCCATTTCTGCAACCGCTCCAAGCGTTGGGCAAATTTTAAAGTTTGTAACAGGCGAAGACTCCATTAATCGCTGGACTCCAGCAGACGCTTCGACAAACGCCACCCAGCTACAGTCCACTCCAATTTCTGGAGCTACTCCAAGCGCTGGCCAGTTCCTGTCACTTGTAGTAGGTGAAGATTCCGTTGGCAGATGGACTCCTGTTGCTAACCCAAGCAATGGAAATGCAACATCACTGCAATCTACTGCGGTGTCTGCAACTGCTCCAGCAGCTACGCAGGGGCTTGTTTTTAATGGAACAAATTGGACTCCTACGGATGTTTTAAACGTTTCCGCCTACTCTGGCTCTCCAAGCAACGCAAGTAGTAATGCTGGCTGGATTCAAATAATTATACCAGGAGTGTCTACTCCAACCTTTATTCCGATTTACCAGTAATTTATGGCTGACGTTAAAATCTCTCAACTTCCGCCGGCCACCAGTGTTGCCGATGCAGACATTTTGGTGATCAACCAGGGTGGCGTTACTAAACGGGTGGCGCGCAGCCTTGTAAAGAATCCTGGCACTGTTACCAGCATCACTGCCGGCACGGGCTTGTCTGGCAGCACGATTACCACCTCCGGCTCTATTGCTGTTGTCTACGGATCTTCAGCTAACACGGCCGCTCAAGGCAATGACAGCCGACTGTCTGATGCCCGTGTTCCAACTGGAGCCGCGGGCGGGGATCTCAGCGGAACGTATCCAAACCCAACACTGAATACGGTGGCCGTGAACAAGGGTGGCACGGGGCAGACAACCTACACAGATGGGCAGCTTCTCATTGGCAACAGCACTGGTAACACGCTGACCAAGGCTGCCTTGACTGCTGGAACTGGGATCACGATCACCAACGCTGCTGGTGCAATTACGATTGCTGAGACAAATCAGACAAACGTACAGACGTTCACTACGAGTGGCACTTGGACAAAGCCCGCTGGGGCGGTGGCTGTTGACGTTGTTGTGATCTCAGCCGGTGGCGGTGGCGGCTCTGGTCGCAAAGCGGGCGTTGGATCTCAGGCATCAGGCGGTGGCGGTGGCGGTGGCGGGTCGTATTCTTTTCGCAACATTGCCGCTGCATTACTGGGGGCAACTGAAACTGTTACTGTTGGAAGTGGTGGAACTGGAGGTGCTTCCGTTACGATTAATAGCACAAACGGAAATGTTGGGGTAAATGGAGGAAACTCTTCTTTTGGAACGTGGATACAAGTGACAGGTGGCGGAGGTGCTGGGACTGCAACAACCGCAAGTGGACCTGCTGGGGCTTCTTCAAGTGCCCGCGCCATGTTTCAGGGGGCTAACGGATCAGCTGGCTCGGGCGGCGCAGGAGCCCTTTCTAGTGGATCAAATACAACTGTTGGAGGCGCAGGTGGAGGCGCAGGTGGAGGGCTTCCAATTTCTGCAACGGTTGGATTTATTGGCAGCTCGGGAGGAACGCAGCTTGGAACTTGGTTTACTGGCGGCACTGCATCAGGGGGAGCAATTGGGGGCAATGGTGGATCTGCTCCAAGTGTCACAGTAGGCTTTGCTGCTAGTGGCAGCGCAGGCGCAGGTGGAGGCTCTAGCGTTGCCGGAAACGCAGGCAACGGGGGAAATGGAGGACTTTACGGAGGCGGTGGAGGTGGTGGCGGTGGCGGGCTTGATGGTGTTGGAAACTCTGGCGCTGGCGGGAATGGAGCAGACGGCATTGTTGTTGTTGTAACCTACTTCTAAGCATGAGATACGCTATTGTTGATGATGCCACCAAGGTGGTGCAAAACGTCATTGTCTGGGACGGGGTAACACCTTTCACTCCTCCCGCTGGAACCACTCTTGTGAATGTCGATGGCATTCCTTGTGGTCCCGGCTGGATTCAGCAACCTGACGGCTCATTCATTCCTCCTCCTGAAGAGTCCAATGGCTAAAAAGCAGGTCAACCTCTCTGTGTCCAAAGGCGAGAAGCTGCCTGTCTCTAAAGGAGCAGGGCTGACCGCCAAGGGACGAGCCAAGTACAACGCTGCTACTGGCAGCAATCTCAAGGCTCCTGCTCCTAATCCAAAGACAGACACAGACAAGGGTCGCAAGAAGTCCTTCTGCGCTCGCATGGCTGGCGTTGTGGCTAAGGCCAAGGGGCCGGCAGAGCGAGCCAAGGCAAGCATGAGACGCTGGAAGTGCTGATTTTATGGAACGATTCATCAACCACATTCTGGATCAGGTGGCAGGCCAGGGTTTGTCCATGGCATTCACCATCGTTGCCGTCTACTACTTGTACGGCAAGATCAAGGAGTGTGAGGCTGATCGTAAAGCGCTTTGGGAGCGATTGTTTGAGCACACGGAACAAAAATGAACCTACTTAAAAACTATCTCCGGCAACCTTCAACATGGCTTGGCCTTGCTAAAATTGGAGCCGCTGCTGGCATCTATTCCATCGGAATTGGTAATGCTGTCGCAAGTGCTGTTGTCAGCATTTTTGGCTTGGTGGACGTCATTCGCAATGAGCACCGTTCCAGCAAATCCTAACTTTGAGCGGGCACTTAAGTTCGTGCTCGATGTAGAAGGCGGATACTTTAACCACCCACACGACAAGGGTGGAAAGACAAACCGCGGCATTCTCCAGCGTGAGTACGACAAGTACCGCGACAACCGGCAGGAGAGCCGGCGCTGCGTAAAGGAGATCAGTGACGAGGAGCTAGAGGACATATATTACAACGACTATTGGGTACCTGGCAGGTGCTACAAGATGCCCTGGCCGCTCTATGCTGTTCATTTTGATGGCTGCGTTAACACTGGTGTGGGCCAGGCATCAAAGTTCCTTCAGAGGGCTGTGGGTGCCGGTGACGATGGTGTGATCGGGCCAAAGACAATCATGGCTTTGGAGGACAAAATAAACGACATCGGTGTCGATGCCATCTGCGCCTCCATCATGCAGCAGCGAATTGACTTCTACAAGCTGCTGGCAAAGCTGGATTCCACGCAACTTTCGTTCAGTAATGGCTGGAGCAATCGTTTGGAAAAGCTTAAAAACTACATCGCATGAGCAAGCTCACTATCGCACTGGGATCCCTTTTGGGAGGAACTGGAAAAGAATACTGCCCAGACTGTGGCTGCGACATGAAGTCGAACGGCACCTGTCCTGAGTGTGGCTACGGAGAGGAAGAAGAAGGTGAGGACGAAGGCGGGGAAATGGACGTGCAGGCAATCATGGACATCCGTGATGACCTCCAGCGTGTTGTGGAAAAGCTTGGTAGGCTGATCTCAAAGGACTAATGGCACAGGAAGAAAGCCAGATTGCAGTTGAGTCCGATAACAACTTTATCGGCTTTTCTTCGCGCCTTGATCCTTCAAATCTAAGCCCAGGCTACTCGCAGTCCTCAAAGAACATGAGGCTGCAACGCGGATCGGCACAGCCCAGAAAAGGCTGCGAGCGACTCACCTCTGACGAGTACAACGTACTGATGCAGAGTGGATCCGGCTACTACATCGACAAGAACGGACAGGATAACATCGTCCTTCTGTTTAGCGATGGAATGGTGCTGTACAACACTCAGAAGAAAACATTCTCGCAAAAGTACACGTTTCCGACTGGGCGCTACCTCACTGTTGGCGAGCTTTCTTCCCAGCAAGCCTCATACACCTCTACGCCAACTCCAGGATTTTACACTGGCAACATTTCTGTTCAGACTACAATCGGCTTAAACGTTGGAGATAAAATCAAGGTTGGATACGGAACAACTAGCCCAACGTTCCAATATCAAGAGTACACGATTTCCGCGCTAAACGGGACTGTCATATCTTATGAATACGAAAGTGCCGCACCCAGAAGTGGCACAGTATCGCTTTTGATTTCTTCGTTTTCTTTTCAGCCTGAAATAGTACAGGCACTCAACAATCTTTACATTTTTAGGGGAGTTGCTGGCAGCACTGTTTCAGCAACAATAACCAATCCATCAGTTAGTGCCGGACAGACAATTTCTGTTACTGTTACTACCATTAATCCAAATGGGTTTAGGGTTGGATCAGAGGTAAACATAATTGATGTAGTAGCTCCGTACTCTCACGATTATTTTCACAGAAACGTAGTTGTGGCTTCAATCATAAGCCCAAATCAATTTACGTTTTCTTTTACCAATAATACTGGGTCTACAATTCAAGCCCACACAAACATTACTGGGTTTGAAGTGCAGCAGGCAAATCCGCCACTGTTGTGGGATGGCGTATCAAACGCACTTACGTTTGTTGATCAGACAGGAATCAACGCAGACAACGTAACTTATCCACTTCCTCCTGGAGAGTTTGGCCTGTATTTTCAAAACAGGATAATCGTAAAAACAAAAAACACTGAGATAATTGCAACCGATATTTTAAGCGACAATTACGATCCGCTTAATACGTTTGTGATTAATCAAGGTGGCAACGATAGCATCGTTGGAGTGCTACCATGGATTGAAAACCAATTTTTGGTATTCATGTCCAAGTCAATTTACGTTGCTTACGTTGATCCTAGGTTTGATGAGACAACTCCAGATCAAAGCCAAGTAACTGTAGTTACCACAGAAGTAGGATGCCTAGCGCGGCACAGCATCGTGCCGGCTGGTCAGTTTGTCTTTTTCTTCAGTGGCAAGGGAGTCCACATGTTGACTCCGCAGCTTGACCTTAAACTGGTCGGGAACACAATGCCGCTCAGTGAACCTATTGATGACTACTTTGACACTGTCAACTTTGACTACGCCAAAAAGGTAACAGCAATCTACTTTGACAACCGGTTCTTTATTGCGTTTCCGGTTAATGGAGGAATCAAGAACAACTCCATTTTGGTGTACAACACGCTCAACAAGGCCTGGGAGAGCATAGACACCTATCCTGAGGGGATGTACATCGACAAGTTTGTCCCCGCCTTCTACAACAACAAGCGCCGGTTGTTCATTATTGCAAACGTTGGAAAGCCTGTGCAGTCTCCGCTTGTTGGCCCATTCCAGCCAGGGCAACCAACCACGTTCTTGGCCGGAGCTTACGGAGGCATCTTCCTTGCTGAAGAGCTAGAGGGAGGAGATGAGTTCCTTGGCACAACCGGATCTCCGCTGCTTCCATTTAACTTGCCGGCAACGCTCACGGATATTTCTTACATCGTGACCCCAATTGATGCCCGTATCCGCTCAAGGGAGTACACGTTTGGCAGCCAGCTTACAAAGCGCTTCAGTAGGGCTGAGTTTAACTTCAGCAACACTACCGGAGACGATGTCTCAATCTTTGTAACTGTTCACGATCCTGACTCGTCTGAAGAGATCCTGCGCTATGTCTTTACTGGATCGGCTCAAATTGATGGGACTATTCGCCCAAGAATTGCAATGAGAGGAGTCGCAATTGAGACAGAGGTTGTTTTTAACTTGGGAAGACCGGCGTTGAAAAGCACCAGTGTGTATGCTATCAACTCGAACAGGGCAATGATCACAGAAGAATAATATGGCACAGATACAAGCTGGCGTAACATACGTTGATGGTGGGCAGGTGACCGCGGTTAACCTGAATGCGCACGTCAACAATGCTGTTTTGGTTCCTGGGGCAATCACGTCCCAGGTTGCTGCGTCTTCGTGTACAACCAGCGATTCCTTGCTGATCGTTCAGGCTGGATCCCTGAAGCAGGCAACACTGTCTCAAGTTCAGACAGCCATAAATCCGTCTCTTGATCCCTATCTTCCTAAGAATGGATCGCAGCCGATGACCGGCTTGCTGACGCTTGCAAATGCCACTTTGACGTCTGGCCTCAATGCGACTCCAAAGTCTTATGTGGACAGCGGCTTGGCCACCAAGCAAAACAATCTGGGTTTTACTCCAGTCAATAAAGCGGGTGATACCAATGTTGGCGCTCTTTCTCTGAATGGAGCATTAACGCTTCCGCAAAATCCACAGAACCCACTAGAAGCCGCAACGAAGCAATACGTTGACAGTGGGCTGGCAGGCAAACAAGCAAACCTTGGATTCACTCCGCTTAACAAGGCCGGAGACATCGCAACCGGAGACATTCTCGTTAACGGGCCATTGGCAAATCCAGCGGCTATGGTGCCAAAAAGCTACGTTGATACCAACTTGGCCAATGGCCTTGCTGGAAAGCAAAACGTGCTTGGCTTTACCCCACTAAACAAGGCTGGAGATACAGCTACAGGCGACATCTTGCTGGCTGGGCCACTGTCTTCTGCCTCTGCTGCCGTTCCTAAAAACTACGTCGATTCTGGCCTAGCAGGAAAGCAGGCAAACCTTGGGTACACTCCCGTAAACAAGGCTGGAGACACTAACGTCGGAGCTATGACCTTTGCTGGAGCAGTGACACTGCCGGCCCCAGATCCAAGCTCAAATCTTCAGGCAACGCACAAGCAGTACGTCGATGCCAGGGATGCCACAAGAATTCCTTTTGGAGGAGCAACCATTGGTGGCACCTACCTGTACACCGGTAATCTCCAAACAAGCACAGCCGCAACTTCCGCCAACGATGTCTTGAACAAGTCATTTTTTGACTCGTTTATCAGCACGACTCCAAAGATTGCGGCATCTTGTTATTTCTTTACCGCAGTTGCATCGGCTCCAACCGTTATCATAGAGACAGGATACCTTCTTGTTAATGGCTCTAGGTCTGCAGGCTCTACGACTTTTACAGTCAACTATGACATTCTTGATCCAAGATATGAAAATAACTTTTTTCTTGCAGGGCAATACATTGGAATAAAGACGGGCACTTCAGGAATTACTGGAAAACTTTATCGCATAGAAAGCGTAAATTCCGTAGCAAAAACATTCACCATAATAACTACTGAATCAACAGTATTTAGTTCTCAAATTAAGTTAACTCTTGTTTTTGATTCAACAACAACGTCTGGAGGATACAACGTTAAAAGCGTTTATTGGGACAATACCGCAGTTTCAAAGTATTACGTTAATTACATTAACGATACAGACTCAGGCTCACCAAATCCTTCAGTCATAAATCCAAAGCTGTGTTTTCAGCTTGCTGGTAGTTCTAACCTTGCTGACAACAATGGTTGTTTTGCAATGGCTATGAGGAATGTTGGAAGGACAATTAATAATTTTGGCCAAGATCAACCAGAAGGATTTGGAGCAACTTCTTTTGGTGCTCACATTGGATTTTTCTACAATGGAAGCAATGGTCAAGATAATGGGCTTGTGCTTGGAGCTTCATTTATCATTACGCACTTTTAAGCTGATATGCAGCTGAAGAAGCTAACTCTTGAGCTTTACGAAAAAATCATTGATGCCGTTTATGCCAAATCACTCAACCATCTTAATATGCTTGGTCATGTTACTAGGGACGAGTGCGCTGACTACCTTGGCTTTTATGCGCTCAATAATGGTTTGTTCTGGAGTGAGCAAGATGGTCAAATTGTTGGAGTTTCAACTGCACACCCTGGCAAAAAAGACATTGATTGGACTTGGGAAGAATCAAATGGTATTTGGACTGCCCACCTTGTTTGGGCAGACAATACACAGGCACACGCAGAAGTTTTGCGGCACTTTTTTGAAAGCCGAAACGAACCTGTTGTTGAACTGTGGACTTGGAGGAAAAATCGTCCAGTAGAATTAACCACAAAGAAGCTAGAAAGGATTTTATCTTATGGGCGGCGGAGATACAGTAATACAGGCACCTAAGGCACCAGATTATGGTGGCTCAATGCGAGAGATTCTTACCTCTCAAGTTGAGTTAGCTCCGCAGGTGTACGCCAGTGAGGCGATTTACCAGCCTAAATACGCACAGCTTCAGGCTCAAGTTCAGGGGTATTTGGGCGAGCAAGCATTGGCTCAGGCGGCCAAAATGTTCCCTCAGGTTGCCGAAATTGAGGCTCAGTATGGTGCAGCCAATCGTGCCGCCGAACTTCAGCAGCTTCAGTCTTCTCTGCCGCAATATCAGCAAGCATTTAGCTCGTTGACTCCAGGCCAAAAAGAAGCCCTTGGGACCACCGGTCAGTTGGCGCAGCAATCCATGGAGCGCTCTTTGCAGTCTCCAGAGCTTGCAGCTTACGAGCAGGGAATTGCCGGCCCATCTGCTGGACAATACCTTGGTCAGGTTGGCGAGTTTCAAGCGGTCTCTCCCTTGTCTCAGCTTGGACAGACAGCCGCTCAGGCCGCTGGGTCTGCTGGCCCAGTTCCGATGGCGCAAAACATGCAGATGGCTCAGTCTGCTAATGCGGCAGCCAGATCTGCCGGCCTTGTGCCTGATGCCGTAAACATGCCGCAGGTTGCTGGGCCACAGCTGCAATCTGGACTGCAAAACATAGATCAAGGGAACGTGTCTCAGTACGTTTCAACCATGCCTGGCATGGGGGACTATGCGCAGTTTTTGGCTGAATCTTCCAGGAAAGAGCTAGAAGCAGGAAAGGGACTCACGGAAGAGGAGCAAAGAATTGCAGACCAGTCTGTGAGGGCTGCCTATGCTGCTAGAGGAACTGCACTTGGTAATCAGGCTGTTGGCTCCGAGATCCTCAATAGAGCATCAACCGCAAATCAGCGTTACCAGCAGCGACTGTCAAATGCTGCATCCGCGGCAGGACAGATCCAAGGCATCTATCAGCCTGCACTGGCTCAATCACTGCAACGGCAGCAGGCTGGTTTGGAGTACGACCTTGGCGCTCAAAGCCAGGCTTTTGGTCAGGCTCAGGCTAGAGACACTTTTGCTCAGCAACTTCAGGCCCAGCGGTACGGACAAGCCATGGGCACACAGGGAACAGCATTTGGACAGGCTCAGGCAAAGGATGCCGCTGCCCAGTCCTTGCAGGCCCAGCGCTTCCAGCAGGCTATGGGCGCTCAGGGAGCAGGCTACGAACAGCTGGCAAATCAAGAAGGCTACCTTCAGGGGGTACAAGCTCAAGCATTCGGGCAGGCAATGGGCCGCGAAGAACTTGGTGCCGCCACACAACAGCAAGCATTCAATCAGGCACTTGCCCGCAATCAGGCTGAGCAACAACGCCTTCAAGCTGGCACTGCTATTCAAGCCGGCCAGGCTCAGCTTGGCGCAGGCGCACTTGGACAGCTTCAGCAGGCGCAGGCTCCCGTGCTACAGGCGTTTTACAAGCAGCCAATCTTGCAGGGGCAAAGCAATTTTGCCCAGCAGATGGGAGCGAACATGGGTCAGGCCGCTGGCCCTCAGTACTTTAACCCAGAATCACAGACTGGCATGGGGAGTATCTATGGGGCTTATAACTCACAGATGAACCTTGCAGGAGCACAGGCTCAGGCTAATGCTGCCGAGTCTGCTGGCAAGAGCAGCATGTTTGGCTCGATTGGCGGCGGGCTGCTTGGCGCAGGCGGCATGGTTGGAGGCGCATTGATTCTCTAATGACTGCTGAACAAACTATACTACTCGCACTCAGGCATGCAAAACGACCTGCTGTTCTTTGGAGCGGCGGAAAAGACAGCACTGTGTTGCTGGATCTCACAAGAAAGATTCGGCCAGACATTGAGGTGATTCACTTCAAGTTGCCGTTTTTGCCACAGAAATACGCCTTTCACCATGTAGCACAAGAAACCTACCGGATGACCGTGCATGACTGGGTGCCAGCATCTATTTCTATAACCCACGGGAATGGGCGCATAGATGTTTGTGAAAAGTACTCCATTGGAGATGGGGACATCAGGGTAATGCGAGGCACAGAACCGATGGAGCCAGGTAAGCCTTGGGTGTGCGGAAAGGAATGGCTAAACCGCCCAAAGGCGCACGTTGTGTCTGATTTTGATGTGTTGCTGTGTGGACACAAAAGTAGTGATGAAGACCCTTTGACGGGTCAGATTCCTCTTGAGATCCACAAGAAGATGCTAGGGCCAAGTACGGAGATGTGGTTTCCGTTGCGTGAATGGACGGATCTTCATGTGGCTAACTACATCATTTACAACAACGTACTGTTTGACCGAAATAGATACGATGAGAATGTGGTCAGTAAGCCGAGCAAGCACATGAACTCTGACTACGTTCATGCCTGCTTTAACTGCGTGGACAATCGGCTTGGCAAGTTTGTTGATTGCCCTAAGCACGGCATCCAAGTAGAGAACCTGCATGAGCACGCACTCCATGAGCAGCCAGTCGCAGAGTACTGCAACATCCGATCTGGACTGCAAAACCTGCGGGGCGTGTTGCAGCCACAAGTGGAGCTGGCCGGTGCTTCGCCGGGACAGGGCTGATGCAGCCGGAATACCACCAGAGTTGATTCGAGATGATTACCCGCTTCTCAAGACATGCAACAACAGGTGTGCTGCTTTGTCTGGAGTTGTCGGAGAATCTGTTTCCTGTACAATTTACGAAAACCGCCCACAGGCCTGCCGGCAGTTTAAGGCTGGAAGCCCTCTGTGCTTAGAAGCTAGGAAATCATTTTATGGCAAGACCAATCAATCCGTATCAGGGTGAAGCGCCAAGAGCAATGGCCCAAATGGGTCAGGGCATTCTTGAAACTGGAGCCAACATTGCCAAAACAATTCAAGGTGGCTATGAGCAGATGGGCCAAGGCATTGCCAAGGGCATTACGTCAGCAGCCAGCGCATATGCTGATTACAAAAAGCTGAAGGCAGACACCGCTGCTGATGAAAAGGTGCTTGGCACACTCACAAAGTACATGACTCCAGAAATGAAGACCATGTTTGATGATACAGCCAACTCAGACATGCCCTACGCCGAAAAGAACGCCATGTACAAGCGTGCCTTTGAGTACATCGGAGGCGCCGTTACTCAGAAGCAGGCCATGGACAAGCTGAATGCGTCCGGAAGCATTCAGGAAAATCTTGCCAAGCAGTCACAGGATGCTGCTGCTGCGCTTCAGAAGAGTCAGCTTGAGGCCAACCAAAAGCTGCAAGAAGATCGGCTCAAGGCGGACCAGGATTTGCAGCGCTTCAAGGCTGTGTCTGATGCTGTGTCTGGTGGTCCCATGATTTACGGACCCGGTGGAGCTGCTCGCTCAACCACTCCTGATTTTACCCAGAAAAGAAAAATGAACATCGGAGGAGGTGTTTATGATGGCCGGTAACACTCAAGATCCGGCCGAGGCCGATGTGCAAAGGTACCTGAATGACCCCACCATTCAGGCAATAATGGGAATCAGACAGGGCCAGATGCGGCAGGCCCAAGAGGCTGAAGCCCGGCGACTAAAAGAGGCTGAAAAGTATCGGACAGAAGGCCTGACCCAGATTCAGGAGTTCGTAAACTCCATTCCAGAACAAGACAGAAAAGCTCCTGCTATCATGCACGACATTCAAGCCTTCACAAGAAGGCTCGAGCGTGATGCTGAACTGAAGGCCATTGATCCCAATGCCAAAAACGCTGAGTTCGAGCGACAGAGGATCAAGGACATGTACGGTGATCCAAAAGATTTTATCGACACCGATTTGTTCAAGCAGGCCGAGCAAACAGCCCATAGCACCAAGCCAAAGTTTGAAAGCGCATTTCGTCTTGGAAAAAGCATTGATGAAATGCAGTACATTTTGGAAAACAAGGGCGAAGAGGCAGCCAACCAATACGGCAGAACCAGCTTAATGAAAGAGCTGAACTCCCTGTGGGGTTCGGACGCCGTTGGTTTGTCTGAAGCTGTGCTGCGTTACAATCAGCTGATTCCAATCCAGCTTCAAAACCAGATCAGCGGAAAGTCGATGCTTGAGGCTACGAACATCATCACAAAGTTCATGTCTGATCCCAGAAACAAGGCAGACACCATTTCCAGCCTGGCCAATGGGCTTTCTAATATGTTCGTTGGCGATGCCCGAGGCATGATGGATGTTGCCCGGTCGATGCAGGATGTTTCCGCAAAAGGACACAACGAAAATGTGAGGCTTCTAAAAGAGCGCACCAGTCCGTACCACATCAAGCGTCTTGGCGTGCAGGAGCTAGAATCGGTCAACGAACGGGACAAAAGATTGGCCAAAGAAGCGGCCATGTCGGCTGCTGGCGGAGTGCAAATGTCTGGAGGCCAATACTCTGGGCCGACTCAAATTCAGACAACTTCCGGGACATATCGTGCGCCGGGAAATGACCCAAGAATGGAAGTTGCAAGAAAAGCGCTCAGCGATCCAAATGCAAGTGAGGACCACAAAGCTGCTGCTCGCAAAATTTTAGGACAGTAATATGCCAAGCGAATACGACATCCTCCTTCAAGAACCTCAGACAGGATCCGAGTACGACATCCTACTGGCGCCAACCTCTTTCGAGCAGGTGCCCGGTGAGCTGGCGTTCCCAATCGAGGGTGGCGGCATTCAAAAAGCAGATCTGTCTGATCCCCGGATTTCCCCGACCGAACGCGAGGAGACATGGAACACGCTTGATGGCAAGATCACGCCCGAGTTTGCCAGAGACTTCATGCTATTGGCTGCCGGCGCAGTCAACGCACGCTCCTTGAGGTACAGCACTGGGAAGGAGGAATTTCCGGTCGAGACACCCAGGCAGGTGTTTGACGCTGCCGTTCAGAACCAGCTGCTCGCGCCAACATTTGACGCGGACCCCAAGTTTGGAGCCTTCAAGTCCCACTGGGACCAGTACAAGGCTGAGATGAATCCGTCCATGCTTGGGGCAGCCGGCCGTGGGGCTGTCAGCGCTATCGGATCAACCGCTGGTGGTATAACCGCTGGCGCAATCGCATCTCCAATGGCGGCCGCCGGCCCGGTTGGGGTTGCCGGTGTTATCGCAAGCAGTATGGCTGGCGGAACTGCCGGGGCGGCCGCTCAAGAGTTTTTGGCTCCATCAAGCTCCAGAGAGGTTTCCCAGCGGATGTTTGATGAGGCAAAAGACAGCACCCGCCGGGCACGGCTGGCTGGTGAGATTGTCCCGAGCCTTGCCACGGAGACACCCACTTTCATTGGGCCAAACAACGCACTGTCCAAGCTGGCCAAGCTCGAGATGCCCAAGCAGGTGCTCGATTTTGCCGGCAGCGCACTGGCCAAGGTTGATGTGGCTGCGGCGAAAAAGATGCTTCTTGGTGGAGCCATTGGGGGCGCCATTCCTGCCGCGATAGATGCTCTTACCAACAAGGCCGTAGATCTCGAGCGTGTGGTTCAGGGCATCTTTCAGGGTGGCGCCATGCAGGGCAACAGCCTTGGAAAACTTCTGCATGACCGGCTTGCTTCTACCACACAGCAGGCACTGGAAATTCGGAACAAATTGTTTCAACGGAATGTCTCAGAAAACGCTCGAACTGACGCAATTTTCAGGCTGCAAGAGGCTGGTAGTGTAAATCAAAACGGGGTTCGTTTGATGAGCGGAGAACTTGTTGGCGGAATGCTTGCAAGAATGCAGCGTGTTTTAGGGGCAACTGCTGACTCGAGGATCTCTGAGCGCATGGCCGCCAACGAAAGAGCTATTGCCATGAATTTGGCAGACGAGCTTGCCCCAGAAGGCGCCCCGGCTGAAAGAACGCGGGCCTATGCTGAGGAGTGGCAAAACAGGCTTTTGGCAGAAGCAGATGAACTGCATCGCGCTTTGTCTGAAGCGGGACAGACACAGTACACGGACGTTTTGGATACGGCCATGCGGCAGTCTGCGGCTGCTCACGCTGCCCGCGAACAGGGCATCCTGAATGCTGAAACAACAGAGGCCCTTACCATACGGAACCTTGAAGCTGCTGTTGCAGACATAAAGTTGCGTGCCGGAATCCGGGAGCCAGCGGCCAAGGCTGTCCGCGACATCTTGGTCAGCGAAGGTGATGTTGCTATCAAGGCTGCTTCACAGCTTTACGAAACACCAAAAGCATCTCCGGCAAGGACAACTTTTGACAACACCTACCAAGCACTAAGGTGGAGCCAAGGCAGCCAAGGCTTCGGTGAAAGCGGCAGGAAAGACAAGGCCATTGCCCCGGCGATTGTTTCAAGGCTCCTAAAACTCAGGAAGCCGTCAATCAGCGCAACAGGAAGAAGACGGCATGAGCGTCCGATTACCGAGTTGATCACGGACTACAGAAATGTAAATCAGGCAATCAGCGAAGCGGCTGAAAAAAATCAAGACAACACGGTTCGTGTCTTGATGAAGATCCGCGAGGGGATGCAAAAAGATCTGGATGCTGCTGGAAATGTCTGGCCAGAGCTTCAGGAAGCCAACAAGGCTTGGAAAGAGGCCATGAGGGTTTATGGAGATGGCCAGATTGGAAAAGTGGTCGATTCCCGTAATGCCATTCCTACTTCAGAAACGCTCGATAAAATCTTCAAAGGGAAATCCGGCACTCAAGATTTGAGTGCTGCCCAGCAACTGCGAGCTGCCATCAAGGAACGCCCGGAGGGCATTGCTGCCGTTACCGACTGGTTTGTCCACAGGCTGGCCCTGAAGGGCGGGAAGACATCAGAAAGCATGTCATCTTGGCTCAACAGGCCTGAGCAAGTTGAAGCATTAAACTCTTTTCCAGAAGCTCGAGCCACTCTCGAAAACCATATCCGGGACATCCGAAATGCGGAGGTTCAGGTTGCGGGTGCTCAGACAGCAATGAGGGCAGCGCAGGCAGTTCCAAACGTAAATCCAAGCCATGTCGATCCGGCTGTTCGCACAGCTGCAAGAGAGCAGCGCGATGCCGTCATGGCTATTGCCAGAGACAGACAGACAGACATGAGAAGGCAGATTGCCAGCAACGCCTTCTCCAACTTTGTCGGAGCGGATCCGCAGGTAGCAATCAGGGAAACCCTAAACTCGAGAGATCCCGTTGGGGCCATGCGTCAAGCTGTGCAAATGGCCGATCAGGATCCATCTGGAGAGGCCGTTCAGGGACTCAGAAATGCCCTGAGGGATTTCATTGGAGAAGCTGTTGAGAAGAATGGACGCCCATTGTCCGCAGACAATCAGCCAGACAGGCCACTTGGCAGGGGTGAGCTTGCTTTGTCGTTGGCAAAGCTCGATGACTTCATGAAGACATCCTCTCCAATGAGGGCAGTTATTGAGGTCGCATATGGCCCGGACTCAGTGGAGCTTCGAGCCTTGGACATGGCCCGCGAGCAGATGGAGATTTGGAGCAGGACACAACAGCTTACTCCCGGATCTTCGCCAACGATGGATTTGGCTGGCCTGCAAAAGGCCATGGAGGGTCAGGTTCAAGACAACCTGCTTGGACTCATTTCCAAAGTCGGAAAGGGCCTGATGCCTCGTAGCTCAGCATTCAACAAGCTGACTTGGCTGGGAGACATGTTCAGCGGCGTTTACAACCGAGGACTCGAGCAAATGGTGGAGCGGTTTCAGGTGGATGCCACGCTGGATCCCAATCTGGCCATTGAGGCACTGTTGCCGCTGCGGCCAGAGAACATGCCGCGCATCAATGCCGTTTTGAAGAACTACTTTGTTTCCAAAGACCAGCTTTACAAGGAGGTTCCACAGCTGCCATTCAGCGTCTTGAACACCAAGGAGGAGACACTGGGAGAAGGAAAGTTCCTGAGAGACAAGGTGACCGGGTACTCCATTCAAGCAGTGAACGGGAAGTTCAGAACCTACGATGCCAAGAGCCGGCAGATTGGAATTTCAGACACGCTTCAGGCAGCCAAAGACAAGGCCGTCATGGAAGACCTCAAGAAACTCCCGCCACTCAAACCAAGAAAATAGTATGCCACTGAAACAATCCGCATCCGAAAAAGCGTTCGTCCAAAACATCCGCACCGAGATCAAGCACGGCAAGCCCCGCGACCAGGCTGTGGCAATCGCCTACCGGACACAGAAGGAAGCTGCCCGAAAAGCATCTTCCTCAAAAAAGAAGTAAAGTTACTGCGGCAGCGTGCCGATGTGTTACAATGAGGGGCGGACTTGGTGATTGCAGGCAGCACTGAAGCTGTCTGCCCAGTCCGCTCTTCGCTAAGAAAAACAAACACATGAAAGTAGCTCAGATTCAAGACATTGGAAACCTCGCAGATGGCAGCGTCATCGGAGAAATGAGGGTCCAAGTCAAGGCAGCGTTCGCTCCCAAAGTGGGCGAAGGGAAGTATGGTCCATGGAGGGTGCAGGCCTGCATCCTGAAGGACGTCACAGGTGAAGTTCGGGCCTCTTTCTGGGGACCAGACGACATGCAACCGTTGGTTGGTCAGACGATCACCATCAAATCCCAAGCCACCACCAAAGGCTTGCAAGGCATCAACGTCCAGTACTCGAAGCATTCAGACACCAACGAACTCAAGGTGACGGACAAGGCCGCCATCATTGACGACACGCAGGGAGCTGTGCAGGCCTACGCCGCCAACGTGCCGGCGATTCCTCGAGCAGCAGCTCCCCGACCAGCGCAGAGTCCGGCATCTGCCGGCATCTCCGTTGAGGAAGAAGTGATCCGCCGGGGGCGCCTGTACATGCACTGTTACGCAGCTGCAAAATCCGCTCAGATCAAGATCGAGCAGTCTTTCGGAACTCTGGCGCCGGAGCACTTTCAGGCACTGGTCAGCAGCCTGTTCATCAGCGCAGACCGGGCTGGCCTACACCAGCACCTGAAGACACCGATTGGCCAGACGGCAGCTCCCGCCGCACCGGCACAACCTGAAGCACTCGAGCCTCACGATGAGATTCCCGGCCTTTCCACGGCCAAGAAAGTTCTGAACGAGTTCGAGGCTGAGACGGGATGGTAGAAGGGATCCTTGCCGTTGTTGTCTTTCTGCTTTTGATGCACCTGCTTCTGAAATGAACAGTCGCCAAAAAGGAGCACGCGGCGAACGCCAGTGGCGTGACGTCCTCCGTGAGGAGGGCTTCACTGCCCGGCGTGGCCAGCAGTTCGCCGGGGGCGCAGACAGCCCAGACGTCATCTGCGAGGAACTGGCTGCACTTCACTTTGAGGTGAAATGTGTGCAGTCCCTGAACCTCGAGAGTGCCATCGACCAGGCCAGCAGAGATGCCGGCCAGCTGAAGGACTGGGTTGTCGCTCACAAGAAAGACAGAAAGCCGTGGCGCGTGACGATCAGCACAGAGCTGTTTTTCAGGCTGCTGCGTGACGGCATGGATGGCTTGAAGAGGCTGCCAAAGTAATCTGGGACGCCAGATCGGGAACGCCGCCAAGTGTCAATGGGCGTGACAGTCAGGAGAGACTGACCAGGGGCTGCGCATCTGTCCAACACGCAGACCAAACCAACAAACCAAACACATGAAAGAAGATAACTGGTCAGTACAAGAAGCAATTAGTCGCTTAATAAAAGAGCGAGACGAAGCCCGCACTGAGGTGAAGTGTCTGAAGACAGAGCTGGCTCAGGCCATCTCCGAACGCACGCCGCACGACTACGGGGTGCTCGCAATCCAGCGGGACGATTACCGAGAGAGGCTTGGTGTCGCAGCCAAGGAGGTTTTTGAGTTAAAGGCAGAGCTTTTAACCAAAGAGCGTCACATTGAAGATCTTCAAAAAGCTGCTATCACAAATCTTACGGCTGCTGTTGCACTTGTTCGACCAGAACCTTCCCGCCTTGAGATCGCTGCCATGCTCGTTGCCGGCAGGTTTTCAGACACGGTATATGTGACGGAGGTCAAGGGCACTTGGATCAAGTACGCACTTGATGGGGCAGACGCACTCATTGCGGCAGCAAAGGAGGTGACCAAGTGAACATCACCATCAAGATCACGCACGTCTCCGGAACCGTCACCGAGGTCAGTATTCCGATGGGCGATTCTGTGGCTGTTTCTATGCCTTCCGCTCCGGTGACCCCTGTCGCACCACAAGTGGCATCAGAACCCGCCATTCCGGCCGCTGATGAGGGGGACAATTGGCCGAATGATTACGAGATTTTGCATGGCGACTTGCTGCCGGGCAAAAAGCGTTACGCATCGGTGCAGGACATGCTCGATGGCAAAGAAATTGTCCGCTCGAAACATGCGGAAGAGATAGAAGAAGGGGAGGTAGGAGGGGAAGAAGGGGGATGCAAGGGGGAAGAAGGGGAGAAGGAGGGGAAGAGGAAAGAGAAACCAGACCCAGAGCTTGCCGAACTCGAGCGCGAAGCCGAGTTGAACGCCTTGGAGGATTCTCGCGACCTTTGCGAAATCGAGTTCCGAACTAAGCAGGGCGCCTACAGGCTCGAGCCGTCATTTGTTCACGACCTCCTGAAGGTGCATGACGACCCGTTTTTGCGCCGAGAGCTGATCAAGGCCAAGCTATGGCTTGAGGCCCACCCACACAAGGCCAAGTCGATGCGCGGCATGAAGAGCTACATCAACAGCTGGATGAACCGTGCCGCTGAAACGCTGGCCTTCCTGCAACACAAAGCCGTTGTGGCGCCTCCCAAAAGACAGGAACCCGGCAGCTTGCTGGCCGCAGCAAAATCGGAGGTGGGTTGGTAATGGAAATCCCAAAAGCCACCGAGAGTGAGCGTGGGATTGCCTCCATTGCGCTCAATCATCCGACCACGCTGCTCAACAAAATCACGGAGCAGAAGTTCAGCACCGCTGACATCCTGGACCCAACGAGCCGAGCTATCGTTGAGACAATTCTGGATCAGACATCCCGGAACGCCAGCTGTGACGTTCGGGTGTTGTACGAGAAATTGCGCGAGCGTCTTCCAGAGATCCAGTTTTACCAGCTCACAGAGATGTACACGCTCATGCCGCTTGAGGGCTGTCTGCCGGAGTTGCTCGAGCTGGTGAAGAACGCGGCGAAGCGCAGGGCATTGCTGATGGTAATGCAGCAGGCCTTGGTGAAGATTGCTGCGGCCGACATCCAGACCCCAGAGTTGGTCAACGAGGTTGCCATGAAGGTGGACGGCATCCAGACAGAGCTGATGCCCCCGCAGGTTGCGGACACCAAGAAGCTCCTGCTCGATGCGATGGATCGTTATCAGACTGGTGACGATGCCACGCAAAGAATCAAGACAGGTTACGACAAAATTGATAACCTGACCCCAATCCGCCTTGGCGATTTCCTTGTCATCGGCGGAGAAACGAAAAGTGGAAAAACAATGCTGGCACTAAACATCATAGCAAATCTTATCTCCGAATGAAAATCACCTTTGTAAACCTCACCCCGTATGCCATCAAAGTTGGAGGCATGGAGCCAATCGCTCCGTCCGGCAATGTGGCCCGTCTGAATGCTCAGACAGTCCAAACAGCCCAGATTGAAGGAATCCCGATCCTCGAAACATTCATCAACGGCGTCACCGGCGTCCCGCCCAAAGAACCCGGAACCATGTTCATCGTGCCGGCACTAGTTCGGCAGGCATTCCCGTTGCGCCGGGATCTGCTGAGTCCCGCAAAACTGGTCAGAGACAAATCCGGCATGGTGCTGGGCTGCCTTGGCCTTGAGGTAAATCCTGAAACTCCTACCGCTACGGAATGAAAGCCATCGGACTTAAATCAGACAACGTGAAACACATCGGACTGATTGGCCTGGCTGGCTCCGGAAAGGACACGGCAGCCAAAGCGCTTATCAAGCTGGGCTACTGCCGCATGGCTTTTGCTGACGAGCTGAAGGATCTGGCTTTCGAGTTTGGCTGGAACGGAGAAAAGGACGAAGCTGGCAGAAGGCTCCTGCAAGAGCTGGGCATGGCCGGTAGGCGCTACTTTCCGGGCATCTGGATTCAGCACGTTGCTTGGAAAATTGCACCAAATGGGCCGCCTGTTGTCTTCACTGATGTTCGTTTCCAAAACGAAGCGAACTTTGTCAGACACAAAGGAGGCATCGTTGTCAGGATTGTCAGGCCCGGACAAGTTGCGGGCGAACACGAATCAGAGCTAAACCAAAGCGAGATTGCTGCCGACTACGAAGTAGTCAACGATGGCAGCATTGAAGACCTACACCAAAAAATAGCACAGCTTACCAACCTATGAGAACAGACCTACGCGAAGGAATACCGATGGACGTTTACCGTTTGGCGCACGGCCTATCTAAGCATGAGTTCGACAACTTTATGAAGTCGCCGGCGGAGTACCAGTTCCGCAAGAAGCAGCCATGGAAGCCAAGCAGGGAAGCTGTGCTGGGAACGCTGATCCACAGCTGGGTGCTAGAGGACAGAGTTGATTTTGCAGTTGGCCCGGACGTGGACAAGCGAACCAAAGCCGGCAAGGAGGAGTGGGCCTTGTTTTGTGAGAACAACATCGGCAAGGAGATCGTGACCAATGAGGAGTACGGCCGGATCACTGGCGCCTACACTTCTGCGAAGGTGCTTTTGCAGGACGTCAGGATCGACCACGTTGAGGCCTCGATGTTCTGGGAACGCAGCGGCGTTCAATGCAAGGGGCGTCCAGACATCATCGGGACAATCAACGAAAAGCCCGTCATCGTGGACCTGAAGACAACTTCGGACTTCTACTCGTTCGACCGAAAATTTTGGAGCTTCGGATACGATGTTCAGGCTGCGTGGTACGCCTATGGGCTGAAGCAGATCTGGGGCGTGGATGTGGATTTCTGGTTTTTGGTGACAGACACCGAGCAGCCACACTTCGCACAGTTTGTCTTACTAGGCTCAGACGCCATGGAAGCAGCTCAGGAAAAAATCGAAGACCACATCGACCATTTCGCTGAGTGCGAGAAAAAGGATTTCTGGCCCGGCCCGCTGAAGCACCGGATTCTTGGACTCAGACAATGGCAAAGTTCGTAGCCATCCGGCGCACAACTGTCGCTGACCACATTCGGCACCTCCCACGGCCAAAAATTGTCCAGGAGGTGCTGTTTGTTGGCGACAAAGACACCTGTTTTGAGGTGATCGAAAAAGAATCGCTAAAGCCTGCGAACCAATCGACCGACCAGATAACAGTGGACCTTGTCGTCACGCGGTTTGACGGACATAAGTCCCACAATTCAAAAGAAATACGAAAAAATGCCGGCATACGAAACCCCCGACCAAAAACAAATCAGATACCTCTATGACAAGCTCGAGTTTGTCGAGAATTGGTATCGCAAGAATTGGGTGCGCAAACTGAACTGGGTTGTCCTTGGAAGCAATGGCTTCGCTTGGACGGTGATGAGCGAGTTCGGAGACAACCAACCCGCTGCGGAGAACTACTTCCTTCACAACGTGGAGAACGCGAAGAGCTGCAATGGCCCACTTAAAAACTTCCGCTTGGAGAAGCGTGTGGGTGTCATTCAGATTGCCGAGGAAATTGAAATGGAGTGCGAGACATGGGAACAGGAATCCTAATCATTTCGCTGGAGATGCCGGCCAGCCAGATCATCGACCGGCTTGTTGCCCGGCTTGGTAACGTGAGTCTCCGGGCCTTGGCCGAGGGCGTGAAGACACAGGGAGACATCGAGGGTGTCCACCGGGCTGTCACCAAGATTCACAACTCGAACATTGTTGTCCGGGATGACCTGTACGACATTGCGAGCATTGCGGCCACCGCTCGAGCCATGGCCAAAAGTCCAACCGGCCTGAAGGTGCTCATGGTTGACTACATCCAACTGGTCCGCTGCGATTTGGGGCGCGAGGGCACCCGTGAGCGTGAGGTTGCCGAGGTGTCCCGTTCCTTGCGTTTGCTGGGGCTGGAGTTGGGTTGTCTGGTGATTTCAATTACCCAACTCAACGAGCAGGGGAAGGCCCGCGAAAGCCGCGCCATCCAACAGGACGCCACCTGTATCATGGCCATCAAGCTGGATGAGGAGGAGGGATCCGAACTTCGGACAATCTCCATCCCCTACCAGCGGAACGGCCCTTGTGGCGTTCAGACAACACTCAGATTCAACGGCCGCACGGCCAGCTTTTTACCTCAATGAACACACCCAACAAAAAAGACGAAGCAAGGGCCACGAAGGCAGCAAAGACACTTTGCGAGATCATGGCCAATTACGAACTCAGATGCGCTCAATTCCAGATGCAGGTGGACAACGGTCCATTTGAGGGGATGAAGTTCGTTGTGACCATCGAAGCAATAGACCCCTCCTGTCTGTGCGAAAACTGTCTGAACGAAGAAAGGGACGCCGAATGAACTGCCTTTCATGCGAAGTGATGATGCCGGAGCTGGAAAACCAGCTTGCTCGGATCAGACAGGACTACAGCCAGCTTCTGTTCATCCGGGATCGCTTGCTGGCCGAGCGTGAAATGGCTATCAAGGTTTCCAAGATGCTGCTCGAACTACTCGAGGCCCCGCAGGGATCCGAGTTCAACTACGAGGTAGCCAAGACCTGTCTAAAACAGCTGGAAGACAGACAGAAAGGGGGCGCGGAATGACTTGGAGAGATAAATACATGCGAGATCCAGAACTAGCTGACTCGATTATCAAGGCGCTCAGAGAAGAGTTAAAAGAAGCCGAAAAACGTGCTGAGATGCTGCAACTTGCGTTGGAACGAATTGTCAACTTTGACCACTGGTCAACGTACAAAATAAGAGAAGAGGCACGGGAGGCTCTAAAATGAGATTTGCTGCACAAAAAACTTTGGGGATGCAGGACATTTTGCCAGCCAACGGCACTGTCTACATGCCCAACATGGACAACAAGCTGGGTTCCATGATGCAGGCCCTGAAGGACTGGGAAAAAAGACGAGGCCTCTCGATGTCTTTCAGAAGCAAGTTCATTGCCACCAAAGCAAAGCTCGAGCAGAAACAGAGCGAGGAACCAAAAGCTCCTAAAGAACCAACACCAAAAGTCCGACCAATCACTGTGCCACGGGATCGAAAAAAGCCGGGGCGCAAGCCAACACTCAGTGAACAAGAAAGAAAGGAACGAAAAAATGAATGGAACCGCAACTACCGAAAAACTTATAACGCTCAAGCATGCCAGCGCTCACGGGAGTGGAGAGCAAAACAAAGTCCAGAGCAAAGGGCCGCTCAGCTCCAACGAGTCAAAGACTGGAAAGCCCGCCAGCGAGAAAAGAGAATTCTGGATAACCAGACGGGAAGCGTGCGCGGTTCTTGAATGTCACGTGCAGACACTGCGCTACAGGGAGATGAGGGGCGAGATCACCGGCCGCAGAGTGGGGCGCCGTAAGCTTTACAACCTCGCTGATGTGGAAAGGATACTGGCAGAGAACCCGGTTGCCAGCCGGCCGTACAAGCCACGGAGGCGCAAAAAGAAGGTGTCTGCACCCGGAGGAGGCGCCGGTAGCGGCTATGTTTTTGGCCCCACTTTCGGTATTGTGATGCCAAATCCAAAGCCAAGCCTGTGGCAGCGCTTCAAAGCTCTGTTCCTATGAAGAAACCAGCCAAGAAGAGAGTCTACAAATCCGCTGAAAGCCGCGCCAGACAACTGGCCGGCCTTTCCGGCGTCCGCATCGAAGACCATGTGATTGGAGTCACGGGCATCGAAAAAATTAACGGCAAGGGGAACTGGGCCAGCGTGTCTGAGGAGACACGGAAACAGATCCTGGAGATGTACACGTCCGGGATGACGATAGTTGCCATTGCGGAGAAGCTGAAGCTGTCAAAAACAGTTGTCGGAGACGTGAAGTTGCGTGCGCTGGATACAGACACTCAGTTCGCGAATGCCATGTTCAAGGTGAACATCAGACAGAAGCTTCAACACGCGGCCGAGCACAGTGTGGACCGGATCTCCGAGCTGCTTCCGGAGATGGAGGCAAGGGACGCCACGCTGGCCTTGGCTAAGTCGATGGAAATCCTGCTGGCCATGGACAAGGAAAAGACACCGGAGGTCAACAACACGATGAACCTCCACATTCATGCCAGCGATTTGCAGTCCCAATTTTTGTCAGCAATGACAGACAAACAAAAAACAATCGAAATATGAAACATAAGGCAGAACAATTTGAATGGGATTTTGAACATCCGAAAAATTTTGGAACCCCCGCGCACAAGCTGTCGCGCAGTGACGGTCCAGACACAAGCAAGGCGGCAACCGAGTCCGTGGACACCACGTCCCTTGAATCAATGGTGTTTTCTGCGATCGAAAATTTTGGGAGACAAGGCGCCATCGCGGACGACATTTTGGAAATGTTCCCGAGCTTCCCGTACTCTTCAATCACCGCAAGGTTCTCCGCCTTGATCCGGAAGGGCTTTGTCTCAGACACGGGCGAGCGGCGCCCAGGCAGGTCCGGGAGAGGTCAGCGAGTCATGGTTGCCCTATGAAGGTGATTTACGAACATGCCGACTACGTTGCGCAGGTGTCTTTTGACGGGGCTTGCGTAGTGCATCGAATGGGAATGCTTCCGAACAACCAAAAGCTGACCACCCATGTAGGGGAAAAGCTTCCCTCTCAAGATTGGCGGGAAGTCCGTCTGATAGGGTGTCCGGACGAAATCAGACAAGACATCATCCGCGCCTTCGATTTCCATTGCGCTACCGTTGGAGGGATCCGACTCTGACCGCACAATGAAAGGCCCGCCCCTGACCGAAACAGGAGCGGGCTTTTCCCTTAAACGAAACCTCGCCTAGTTTGCCAGCTCGGCAAGCTCGCGCATCAACGGGATATATTCCCAACCAGTGTCTGAAAAGCTCGAGAAGAATTGCTCCCAAGTTTCGTCACTGGTTTTTGTGGCCAGCTTCTGCGACCATTCCCAGTTGCATGAATTGGCCGTTGAGATCGAAAAGACAAACTCGTCTCCGACCTTCTCGAGAACCAGCGGACAATCGTCCGTGAAACCGGCTTCCCAGTAGTTGTCTTTTTTGTTTTCAATTTTGTAGGTCATAATTTTTGGAGGTTATTTGCTGAACTCCAAACCCTTCAGAAAAGCGATTGTCTGAAGACAGGCCAACCGTGCCGGAACGTGTCCCTCCCAAATCGGGTGAGAGCAGCCACCGGATTCGGTGACGATGCGGGCGACACAGTAGCCACCGTACTGTTGGGAAACGTGCCAGTTTCCGACCTGCGGAACGTGAGTGCCTTGGCCGTTCGGCGCCGCGTAGGGATGGGAAGGGCTGCCCGTGAGTTCGTTGAGGCGATCGACAAGAGCGCGGAGTTTGTTTTTGGTGTAGGTTTCAGACATAACTTTTTGCTTTCGATTTTTTTTGGTTGCAGCGTGATTGCTGCCCGATGCCGGCCGCCCTCAAAGCGACCGGCAAGCGGCAGCCTTCCCGCTAGTATTCCATGGGGAGCATTACGGTTGTGGCGCTCCGGTCATGTTCGGTAATGATCCAGAGGCGTTCCTTCGAAACGGGGTGCGTGTAGCTCGAGAGAAGCCGGCCGCCACCGTCCAAAGCTTCATCGTTTGTCTGAGTGTCTTCAGCGTCCAAATCGCCCCAATCCCCGACAATGTGCCGGCAAAGGCATTTTGAGAAAAAGCCACGGGTGAAAGTTTCCATGGCGAGCGAAGTGCAGACAAGTTTGCCGGGACTGAAAGCTTTCATGCCAACGGCCAAAAGGATGGCGATTGAGGCTTCCTCAAAGTTTTCCGGCTCGGGCATTTGGGCGAAGATTGTGTTGCGGTTTTCGATTTTCATTTTGGATTTTTGGTTTGGATTTTTGGCATCGAAAATTTTCTCGGTGCTGATTTCTTGGTACAGACTTGCGTGCTTCCTTGCAAGGAAAAAGGTGAAGTTTTCTTGAGATAGTTTCTTTACAGGCAGGGTCAAAACGTCAAAGCGTTGGCCTTGTTGGCTTTACAACTTGGAAAAATTGGACCGTTCAACCCGAAGGCCTTACAACTAAGGGAAGGCCGGAAGGCCTCCCGGAGCCAAGGCCGGAGCCGGGAAGGCCACCGGGAAGGCTTAAGCCTTCGGAAACAAAGGCCTTGCAAGGGCAAAGGCCAAGCCGGCCGAAGCCAAGGCAAGGCCGCCCCAAAGGCCGGCTTCCGGAGTTCCGGCGGCCTTTGCCAAGGCCAAAGCGTCAAAGGTGAAAAGGGCAAGGGAAGCCCCGAAAAGGGCAAGGCGGGTTTGCATAGGGTTTGGGTTTGTTTGGGTTTGGTTTGGTTCTCCCGGCTTTGTGCCAAGGGAAGGCCGGGAAGCCCCTTTGCAAAGGCTCCCCGGGTTTTCCCTTGGCTCCTAGGCTTCGGAGAATTGAACCCCCTGGGCTTTGAGTTGTTCCACAATCCAGCGCCGGGAGGCCTCCGGCGTCCAAGCGGTTTCGGAAAGGATCCCCTTCAGAGTTATATCCCCCTCTGGAGTCCAGCTTTCAACCGGGCATCCGTAGCCCCCACCCATTCTTGCGTCGACGTGCTCCCGGAGCGGGGAAGCTTCACAAATCCGGAAAAAGCACCTCCGGAGCACGTCCGGACAAACAAGCCAAAAGGCCAGCTTGTCCAAGTCGAAAGGCTCCCCGGCCTCTTTAACTACCGTCTCTGCGTACAAATAACTCCCGTCTCGAGTTGTTGCGTCTCCCACTACAACCCGGACGCTTCTCCCGGAGCGCTCAAGCAAGACGGCCAAGGCTAGCATGGCCGCTCCCCGGGCTTCGATTGTGGCGGCCGGAACGCATCCCGAAACCGTACAATTTAAGGCTAAGGTGACAACCTTGCTTCCCTTCGTCTCTTCCTCCGTTTCCGTTGTTTCCAGCCAAGCTTCCGGTTCACCGGAGAGAACAAGGCCAACGTCAAAGAAGAGGCCGGAGACGGCCGGCCGGAACGTCTCTTTTAACATTCCGGAGCCAACAAAGGCGGAAAGGCTTTCTACAAGGCCGGAGACGGCCTTTAAGCCTTCCGGCCAACCGAACTGAATGGCTCTTTCACAAGCCGGCCAGTTCGGAAGCCGGGTAAAGGTTGAATCCGCCGACCTTTCCTTTTCGGAAGAGCCTCCCGGAGACTTGGCCATATAGTCTAGCGTTTCTTGGATGTTCCGGAATTGAAGCCGGAGCGTTTTTGGTTTGAGTGTCTTTGCCATGGCCGGGAATTAGGAGAGAAGCTTTTCAGCGGAGAGGGAATCCAAGGCCTTAAAGAGAAAGCCTTTCTTGAGCCATTCAAGGCCAACCCCGGCGGCCGCAAGCTTTGCCCCTCCGATAGTAGCACGCGGGGAAATAACAACCTTAACACCGTGCTTCTCCGCCCCTTCCCGGGCTTTCTGCACAAACCAAAGCCAACCGGCGGCCGTTGTTGTTCCACCGGCGGCCATATCAAAGGCCGGGGATTCAACCCCGGAGACGCCAACGAGAGAGGCCTCGAGGCCTTGGTCCAAGGGAAGGTTCAAGAAAAAGAAACGGTCCAAGGTGGCCGCGTCAATTTGATTCCGGCCAACGTAACCGCCGGTGGCGCCGTTTCCAAACGTGTTTGCACAAGCAACACAAACAAACCCTTCTCCCCGCTTCACCGTAGCGTCCGGGAAGGTCATTTCCCCGTTGGCTAAAGCGGAATTGAGCACGGCCAACACGTTGGGGTTTCCGCCGTCGGCTTCATCTAAGCAAAAGACAAACCCCTTTTCAAAGGCCTCCCGGAAGGCCGTTCCCCGGTAAACCCCGGTGGCATCAATAAAGCCCAAAAGGTCGGTTTTGGTAGTTTGCGCGCAAACCGACAAAGCCCGGTGTTCCAACCCCAGAACCCCGGCGGCCGCTCCGACTAGGCTTGTCTTTCCCCCGCCGGCCGGACCGACAAGCCAAAGGTGAGTCCGGGTTGAAAGGGCGGCCACAATCAAAGGAAAGTAGCTATGTTCCCGGCGTTCCGTTGTTACCGTCCCGGCGGCCGTTGTGAAGCTGTAATGCACCACGGAAGGTTCCGGCTTCGGAGCATGCTCCCGGATTAGCTCAAGGATCCGGGCTTCGTCCAAGGCCGGCGCCTTCGGTTGAACCATTGCGAGCGCTTGCATCATCAAAGCGGCCGCCGTTTCGTTCCCGGCCGAAAGGGAAGAGACAACCGGCGCCGGCTTCGGCTCCGGCCGATTAACCAAAGCCAACAAGGCCGTGTTGCTTTCATCCGTCCAAGCTTCATTTAACTCCGCCATAGTCAGGGAATCGGCAAGCTTTGACGCTACGCCGGCTTCCCGGAGCCAGTTCCGGAGAAAAGAACGTGCTTCGGCGCCGGAGAGGGTTTCGTTTCGGTTGTACATATAACTATCTTTCTTTGTTTAGTTTAAGGCCGGCCGGCTTCCGTTGTGAAAGACGACCGAGAACCCAAAGTAAAAGACACAAGCAAAAGACACAAGCCTTTGTTGTCTCTTTTCTTCACTTCTTTTCAGACAACCGGGAAGGCTCCCGGCGCCGGCCGCTTCGAAGCCGGCTCCCGGAGGCTCCCGGAAGGCCAGCAAAGGCCGGGAGCATGGCAAGGCCGGGACAACGGCCGGGAAGGAAAAGACAACGGCCGGGAATAGGCTCCCCGGCTCCCCGGCTCCCCGGTTGTCTTTGGCTCCCGGAGACAAGCTTCGGGGTTCAAGGCAAAGGCTAGGTTCTGGGGAATCCGTTTCCCCGATCGGCTCCCGGCTTTGTGCAATGACCGCTCCTCCCGGCCTTCCCCGCTCCGGCTCCGCTCCTTCCCGGCTTGTCTCCGGCTTGTCAGACAAGCGGCCGGCTTCCCTTCCCCGGCTCCGAAGGCCGGCCAAAGGCTCCATAGGCCGGAAAAGGCCGTTCCGGTTGTCTCCGGCTTGTCTTTTTGGCCGCTTTTACTCTGTAGAAAGGGCAATCCTGACTAAACCGATCGGAATAGTAGGGGTGGGGGCGGCCAAGCGTCCGGGGGGAAGTTCTAGGCCTAGGCATCCCCCCACCTGAAAATTTTTTAATGCCACAAGGCGCCCCTTTGGCTACAGTGCCTTGGCAGTATGGAAAAGTGGCGCGGGCTTTTGCCCCACAACAGGTTGTGAGCTTGCCCCGTTTCGGAAGCGCGGATTAGTTTGCAGCTAAATGTGCCAAGATTCTTGTGAATTTTGGGCGCCATTTTCTGTTGTTGTGGTGTCCGTAGGAATGTGTAAGGTTTTTGAACACATATGGGAGACGTATTTACAATTAGCGAGAAATGGGTGAAAGAAAGAGATGGAGCAAATTATGCATTGGAAAGGTACAAAGAAGGTACCGATTTCGTGCGCAGGAGGAATCGCTTTGGCTTCAAGGTTGTCTTCCGGAAGGGATTTCTGGGTGAGGTTGCGGATGTAGTGGATCCGAGCTTGGTGGAGCACAAGCAGCAGCCTGAGGAGGTGCAGCCTGAGACAGGGAGCCAGACAGTGGTCCCGGTGAAGGCGCCAGAGTGCGCCAGCACACCAATGGTTGCGAAGATTACTCGCAAGTATCCAAACCCAAGATTTGTGGATACGGACGTTTGCGGCCGAGTTTTCTGCGGGCTGAAGGGTAATGGCCTGAAGACTGGCCAGCTGATTCTGGTATCAGATGGTACTATCGTTCTTGGGAAAGCCGGCATGATAGCCACAGCAGCTTCTGTGGCTTAACCACTTCCGGCAATAGGAGCTTTGGAGCTGAGCAGAGTACCCCCAAGACTGAGCGTTGGCCGCCTAGAATTGGGGGAGTACTCAAGCAAGCACAGAGACTTCCGTATAAAAGTCGCCCTATCGCATCGCGTTCACAGTCTCAGCCCATGGCTACCCGATCAGCCTAGCATTGCCTCTATCGCGGGCGACTGTGTAGTACTCAGAGGCGCGAGGCCTGTGATTTTTAATCCGGGTCAGGAGGTACACCCGGAACCATGTATTCGCTAGTGGCTCCAATCTTTCAGGTTGGCCAGTAGGTACGCGGCAGGTTATTGGCCTGCACAGGAAACATCTCAGAATCTCAAAAAATGTCAACGCCAACAGAAGAAAATCACCTGTCTCCGAGTCAGAGGGAAAAGCTTGTGGAAAAGCTGCTTAGGTTTCCTATGGCGGAGCATCCGATCATCCCCTGTCCAAACGAGGAACAGAGGGTGCGCATGATTGAAAATGTGGGGCCACAGGAGGTCATGCGGATGTTCTTGGCAAGGGAGCAGCGGATCCGGGCAGAACAGGAAGATCCTTACCGCTACGGGAACGAGTTGATGGCCTGGCCGGATGCTGACAGCATTCTTGATACCAAAAATGAGATCCTTATTTTGGGAGGAAATCGTGCAGGAAAGACAGAGTACGCAGCGAAGAGGGTGGCCCAGGCTTTTGTGGGAATGGATCTGGCCGGAACGATGCCGGCTTGGTTGAAGGAGCGATCCGCAAAACGTGGGCTGAACATCTGGTGCCTGCACACCACGCACATGACGAGCGTTTCGATGCAGCAGAATGTCTTTCACAAGTATCTCCCAAGGGAGCTGAAGGAGGCCAAGCGCAGCGCACAGATTCAGGTGGCATGGACTCAGAAGAATGGCTTTTCAGACAACACGGCCGTGTACATGAAGAATCAGATCTGGTTCCTGAACTACGCACAGGACATCAAGGTGGTGGAAGGTGGTGAAGTCGATGTTGTCTGGTGCGATGAGTTGGTGCCGCAGGACTGGCTCGAGACACTCCGCTATCGTCTGGTCACCCGGAACGGGAAGCTGATCGTCACCTTCACTCCGATCCTTGGCTACACGCAAGTCGTCAAAGAGTTCATCACCACGGCCAAGATCACACAGTGGAAGGAGTCCGAATTGCTGCCGGAGAACAATGTCTTGGCTGTCCCCAAGGGGCACATGCCCTACATGGCAGAGGGTGTCTACGGAAAGCACGGCTGCATCTGGTTTCACTCGAAACTGAACCCATACAACAACTGGGAGCGCATGAAACAGACGCTCAAGGGACGCAGCTCGCATGACATCAAGATCCGGGCCTATGGTTGGGCGGATCAGACAGCCGGATCTCAGTTCCCGATGTTTGGGGAGCAAAACATTTTTTCGCAGCCTGTTACGGAACTCTGTCCGTCTGGCACAAACTACATGGTTGCGGATCCGGCCGGCGCCCGTAACTGGTTCATGCTCTGGGCCAGAGTAGATGAGTACGAGACTGTCTGGATTTACCGGGAGTGGCCTGATCCTTCATACGGAGAGTGGGCATTGCCCTCTGAGAAGGCGGACGGTAAACCCGGTCCGGCACAGAGGTCCGGAGCTGGCAGAGGCATCAACGAGTACACAAACCTGATCTGGTCCTTGGAGACAGACAAAGACAAATCGGAAGACATCGCCGAACGCTACATCGACCCAAGGTCTGCCGGTACAGAGACGATCAGCAAGGAAGGAGGCATAACCCTGCTGGATATGCTTCATGATGCAGACAACCCTCTGTATTTCATCCCGGCCGCTGGCGTCCCTGTTGAAGAGCGTGTGATGATCATCAACGACCTGCTGTGCTTTGACAGAGAGATGCCATTGGACGTTAAAATAAATCATCCACGCTTAATGGTGCATGAAAGTTGCCAAAACTTGATTTGGTCCCTGCGTGAATGGACTGGACAAGATGGCCAGAAAGGTGCATCGAAAGATCCTATTGATGCCTTGGGTTACCTTGTAGCGATGCACCCAATGCACACCAGTAATCCCATATGGAAAAAACAATGGGACAAACTATCAAAATGTGGCAGCTATTGATGCCAAGGATTTCCATACATTATGCTCGATTACAACACTGATGTTTTGGCCATTGCCTCCAAGGAGCCGCATGTTGGCGAGCTTTTGAGCGAATACAACCGCTCGATGATCAACTCATCTCAGGGAAATCTTGTTACCAAGTTTGACAACATTCGGTTTTGTCGGTGGCCCGGTCAGACAGATGATGGCAAGAAGCACTCTGAAAACCGTTCGGAAGGAGATCCTGCTTGGCCATTTGAGGGGGCCTCTGATGTTCGTGCCCGTCTGATTGACGCTACCTGTAACGAACTGACTTCCCTGCTGGTTTCGGCTTTCCAGAAGGCTGAGATTCGGGCCGATGGCGTGAACATGACGCACGTTGAGCAGTCTCAGGTTGCCACCACACTTCTGCGCTGGATCCGGGACTGCAAGATGCCTCAACAGCTGTACAAGGAGGCCACACTTGGCGCCCAGTACGCCCTTCAATACGGATGGAGTGCCTTCTTTGTGGGCTGGCAGCAGAACATCAGCGTCCGGAAGCAACCTGTGTACATGCAGGAGATCCTCCAGATGGCTGAGCAATCTGGTAGTGAGACACTGGCAGCCCTGCCGCAGATGATCATGGATCAGTCCGAGGAGGCCATTGGGATTTTTCAGGCCGTCATGCCGGATCTGAAGAACTCCGATGCCAAGCGCATGATCCGCGAGCTGGCTGAGAAAGGTCAGACAACCAGAGACGAGGAGTACGTCAGCAAGAACCTGCCTGAAATTGTCGCACTGAAGCCTTGGGACGAGATCATCTTCCCTCCTGAAACCGCAGATTTGCAGCGTTCCCGCGTGATTTTCCGCCGGACATGGATGTCTGAGGTGGAATTGCGTGAAAAAATCACGACTGAGGGCTGGAATCCGGACTGGGTGGAGCGGGCCTTGCAGCAGCTGGGTAAATCCAGCTCCTACTACAACATCAACCTGCTTCCGACCACCACCATGATGGTCTACAACGGGGTGAACTACATGAATATGGTGGAAGTGGTGTACTGCTACACCAAGAGTCTTGATGGGGACGCCCCAGCCATCTTCTACACCGTTATCTGTCCCCAAGCGGCCTCGAATCGGCAGTCTGACGGGGACTCTTGGGCCATCCATGAGCGTTTGGACTACGCCCATGGCGAATATCCTTTCGTAGAGTTCCGCCGAGAGCAGATTCGCCGGGCAATCACAGACACTCGAGGCATCCCGGAGCTTTCCAGCACGGATCAGGACGAAATCAAGGCTCAGCATGACTCGATTCGGGACAGCACCGCGTTTTCAACGCTTCCTCCAATCCGCGTGGTGAAGCGCATTGGCGCCATGAACAAGGTGGGTCCGGGCGTGCAACTTCCGGTTACCAACGCCAACGACTACACGTTCATGGATCCGCCGGCGCGGCCGCCCAATCTGGCGTTCGACCTCATCAAAAGGGTGGAACAGCAACACGCGGCCTACTTTGGGACCACCAATCAGTTTGTCGCCCCACAGGTAACCCAGATGCTTCAGCAGGCACTGGTGAACACATGGCTGCTGTCGTGGAGATCTGTCTTCCGACAGATGTTTGCCCTTTGCTGCCAGTACATGGCTCCAGGAGAAATCCAGCGCATCACCGGAGGCCAGTTGCCGCAGAACTTGTCTGAGATCCACAACGAGTTCGACTTCAACATCAGGTTTGATGTGATGAATTTAGACAAGGAATACATCACTCAGAAGATTGAGTATTTGAAGAGCATCAAGCAGATGGACTCTGGCGGCGTCTTAAACTCCAATCGGCTCACAGAGATGATGATTCAGGCCATTGCTCCGGAGATGTCTGCCGAACTGATTATGACAGAGCAGCAGGCCTCTCAGAAGCTGTTCAAAGACGTTCAGACAGACATTGCTATGATGCTCTTGGGCAACGAGGCATCGTATCAGGAAAACGATCCGACCGCTCAGGCCAAGCTGCAATACTCGCAGCAGGTCATTCAGAGCAATCCAAAGGCTCAGGCCGCATTGCAGTCTGATGAGAACTTTCAGCAGCTGTTCCAGAACTACATCAAGAACCTTAAAATGAGCGTGATGCAGAAACAGAACGCTCAGATTGGAAGGATTGGAGTATCACCCATTCAACAACAATGACCGAAAAAGAACGACTTGCATTCGGTTGGGGTGGCAAAAACCACGTTTGGGATCAAGTAATTGAAACGATCCAGCAGATGCAGGAAAGCCTTTGGCTTAATGCTGTTAGCAATAACGTAAAAGGCGAAGATCGTATCCACGCTTGCGGCCAAGCCGATGGAGTGAACTTGGTTTATTCAACACTTTTAACATTAAGAAATGAAGCATTAAAACTTAATGGCTTGACTGAAGAGAAAGATTTGGCATAACGCCATCAACGGGCCTTCCAGCGTTACTGGATTGTAATTAAAGGAACTTGCGACCTTAACCGCATGAATGAAAGCGAAGTACAGCCTGATGCCGGGAATCAGGAGGCAGCAGAATCTCCCGTTGTTGATAAGCTCGGTCTTTTGGATGAGAGGGATCTAAGTGCTCTCTTGAAATCCAACTTCCTTGACGAGCAAGGGGACGCTCCGGCCTCACAGGAGCAGGTTACAGATGCTGATTTGTCTGAGACAGACGAAAGCGGCATTGATGAACCTGAAGGTCACGATGGTGATGAAAGCAATTTAAGCAGGGGTGTCCAGAAGCGCATCAACAAGTTGGTTGCTGCAAAGAAGGCCGCTCAAGCTGAGTTAGAAGCGCAAAGACAGCGTTTGGCTGAAATGGAAAGAGAGCTGGCCTCCGCAAGGCAGGCTACCCCTCAGTCCGAACCAGAGGTTTCTGGAGAAGTTGAATCTTTGAGTAGCCTTGAGCAGGTGAACGAAGAGTACAGCAGGGCCGTGAATGCCATTCTTTGGTGCGAGCAGAATCGGAACGGGGCAACGCTCAATGGCGTTGATCTGTCTGATGAAGACATTCTTGACATCAAAATGAGGGCACTCAGGATCAAGGAAATTGAACTTCCTGCCAGATTTAATTACCTGCAAAAACAGGCTCAATTAGATTATGGAATTGTTCAGGATTTTCCTTGGTGGGGAAAACCAGAAACTGAAGAGTATCAGGCCGCACAGCAGATTTTGCGTGAATTTCCAGAGCTTAAAAAGCGCAGAGCTGACTTCAAGCATGTTGCCGGCATTGTTGTTTTGGGACTGAAGGCCTACACGGATCTGAAATCCAAAAAGACAACGCAGGCGCCTATCAAAAAGGCTCCTCCCCAACCGGGAGTCAGACAGGCTCCACCAACCAGTTCACATCAGCAGTCCACCCAGAAGGCAAAACAGCAATTTGCCAGAAGCGGAGGAGATCGTGACGGACTAAGCGATTTGGTAAAAAACATGGGCTTTGTTTAGCCCCCAACAACAACCGCAGTATTTTTTTTGATATGGCAACTCTACTCGAACCCAATCTCTCCGGTCGCGGCAAGCGCGAAGATCTCATGGACATGATTGCCTTGGTTGACGCCAAGGACACGCCGTTTACGTCCATGGCCAAGAAAGGCTCCAAGCCTGGCAACATGTACTTCCGATGGCAGTCTGACAGCCTTCCGGCTCCTCAGGTTGGCGGCACTCCTGACGGCGTTGACGTGAACCTCTCCACTGGCGTTGATAACTACGTTGTCAACTACCGTGCTGAGCTGGCCAACTACGCCCAGATCTTCCGCCGCGCAGTCCGCGTGTCCAAGCTCACTCAGGACATCGCTGATGTTGCTGGTGTGCGTGACGAGCTGGCAGACAACGTCGCCAAGGCCATCACTGGGATCAAGCGCGACATGGAAGTGACCATGGTGTCTGATCAGGTGGCCCAGGCAGATAGCGGGAATCAGACAACTCCGTACCGCACGGCCGGCGCCCAGACATGGATCGCTACCGGCGGGGCTGGAACTCCGACTCCAGGAGGCATTCCCTCGATCTTCCAGACGCCTTCTACCTCGATCATCGGAACTGGATCCGCTCTTGGAACCTCGTTGACGGACGCCGTTGTGCAGGGCTTGCTCAAGTCGATCTTCGACCAGACCGGCCACTACACCTCGTTTGATTGCATCGTTGGGACGGATCTGAAGCGCGCCTTCACCGGCCTGTTGGGGACCACTTCCCTGACGACTGTGGCTGGCACTCAGGCCGCTCCTCTGGCAGCTGGCGCCACCAAGGTTCAGACATTCCAGCGTGACGCTGCCGCAGACACCTACATCCAGAGTCTGGATGTGTTCCAAGGTGACTTCGGAACGGTCCGCCTCCACCCCACCACGTTCATCGGAACCGTGTCTGGCACGTCCTACACGCCCACTCCGTTCCGTGGCTTGGTGCTGGATATGAACTTGATCGAAATCCGCTATGGCGGTAATGTCGCTCAGGTCACTCCGCTCACCGACAATGGTGGTGGTCCCGGCCGCTTGGTTGAAGCTGTCGCTGGTCTGGTTGTGGGCAACCCGCTGGGCCTTGGCAAGTTCAACTACAACGCCGCTTAGTTGACTTCCGCGACACCTGCGTGGCTTCGACCTTATCGGGGCCAAAAGTGGTGCGACACTCCGGAGAGACGGAGACACTTTTGTGCAAGCGAAGGGCCTGTAGCAGTCTTGTCTGAAGACAGGCTGCGAACCTTGGGCACAAATAAAGAAGCGACACCTGCCGGTGGCTGCATGCCGCCGCGCACGGACTGGGTTACTCAGTCGCCGCAGTGGTGTGACAGCCGGGAGAGTACCGGCACGTTTTTCAAAAGCGAGGTAGAGCAGTGGCAGCTCGCCAGTCTCATAAGCTGGAGGCCGCAGGTTCGATTCCTGCCCTTGCAACCAATTTCATTGGGTGGTTCGCATAGCGGCTATTGCAGGAGACTGTAAATCTCCCGCCTTCGGGCATCATTGGTTCGAGTCCACTACCACCCACCACTTTTATGACTGTACTTCCGATTCCGGTAATACCAGAACTGATTCAACGATACATTGGCGTGCAGGCGCCGGCAAACTTGGTGGCCCTAGCGAACAGAAAGCCTGCCAGCAGCGGGCCTGAGGGCACAGATGGGTCAGCGATGCCGTCAGACAAGATCAGCCCCTACAGTGGCATTTATGACGCCCAGGGCCGACTGCCCCGCATTCCCGAACCCGGAACTACTTTTATTGCTCGCGTATGATCAGCATTCCAGAAAACCTCGTTGG